CGAGATGGCCATGCTGGGCGGAATCATCGGGTTCTGGTTCGGCAGCAGGCAGTGGAGCAAGAAGTGAAGCTGAGCCCGGAGGGCGCTGCGCTGATGCACCGGTACGAGGGCTACAGGACAAAGCCGTACCTGTGCCCGGCGCACATCTGGACGGTCGGGTACGGGCGCGTCCTGTACCAAGACCAGATTCAGCTTCCCATGGTTCGCAGGGAGGGGTATGAAGGCTTCATCAGGCGGGATTACCCGCTACGCCCGGAGCACAACCGTGTCTGGTCAAAGCAGGAGATTGATGCGCTTTTCGACGCTGACGTCGCTGCTTTTGAGCGAGGTGTTCTACGTCTGGTTCCCGGCTGTGCTGGTCGTCAAGGGCGGTTTGACGCTCTGGTCTCTTTTGCGTACAACGCCGGTCTAGGCAACCTGCAGCGCAGCCAGATCAGGATGAAGGCCAACCGCGGCGACATTGAAGGGGCGGCTGACGCGTTCATGCAGTGGACGAAGGCCGGCGGCCGGGAGCTTCCCGGGCTTGTGAGGCGGCGTACGGATGAACGTGCGTTGTTCCTGAGATGAGCGCAGTCAAGACCGATCCTGCCAAGTGGAAGCGCATCGTCGCCAACGTCAAGGCGTCTGGCAAAGGGGGCTCTCCAGGCCAATGGAGCGCCCGTAAGGCGCAAATGGCGACTCAGCAATACCAACGTAGCGGCGGGGGCTACAAAGGCCCCAAGAACGCGGATAATTCCCTTGCGCGGTGGACGCGCGAGGACTGGGGTACGCGCTCAGGGAAGCCGTCCACGCAGGGGCCGGAAGCTACCGGCGAACGGTATTTGCCCAAGGCCGCACGCGAGAAGCTGACTCCTTCTGAGTACGCGTCGACAACTAGGGCAAAGCGGGAAGGAACCAAGCGCGGGCAACAGTACGTCCCGCAGCCTGACTCCATCAAGAAGAAGGTGTGGTGATGCCTGCCGTTGTGATGACCTACGACAGTCTGGTGCTGGATATCCGGAGCTATCTGGAGCGCACCGACGCGTCGACGCTGGACAAGATCCCGACCTTCATCATGCTGGCGGAGCAAGTGATCGCGTCGGAGCTCAAGTTCCTAGGCAACCTGACGGTCGCCACGAGCACGATGACGCAGGGTCAGGCGACGATTGACAAGCCGGCTCGGTGGAGAAAGACGGTCTCCATCAACGTCACGGTGGCGGGAGAGCGTCGGCCGGTGCTGCTGCGCAAGTACGAGTACCTGCGGGAGTATTGGCCCGACCCGGCGGCTGAAGACGTGCCGCTGTATTACTGCGACTACGACTATACGCACTGGCTGGTTGCGCCGACGCCTGACGCGGCGTACAACTACGAGGTGTTGTACTACGAGCGCTCGCAGCCGCTGGACTCCGCCAACCAGTCGAACTGGTTCACCCAATACGCGCCCCAGGCGCTGCTGTACGGGTCTCTGCTGCAGGCCATGCCGTTCCTCAAGAATGACGAGCGTGTGCCTCTTTGGAAGGCTCAGTACGACCAAGTGATGCAGGTACTGAAGACCGAGGACGTGGCTCGGATCGGCGACCGGCAAACGATTGCGAGGGACGCATGAGCAGTTTCAACAGCCCGTTTACCGGCAACGTCATTGTCCCGACGGACGTCTCGTATCGCAGCATCACGCTGTCGGTCAACACCACGCTGGAATGGCCGATCAATGGCAACGCGACGCCCAACTATGCGGCGCGGATCATGAACGTCACGGCCACCTCCGGGGGGCTGGTTCTGAGGATGCCGCCGGCCAACCAAGCCTCGGTGGGCCAAGATGCGTTGATCCGCAACGTGGGGGCCACCTCCTTCACGGTGGCGGACTACGACGGCAACGTGATCGTCGTGGTGGCCGCAAGCGAGGCGAAGTACATCTACATCACGACCAACGCCAACGAGGCCGGGACATGGGGCGTCGTGGCCTTTGGCGTGGGCTCTTCAGCGGCCGATGCCGGAAGCCTAGACGGGTATGGTCTGACGGTGATCGGGTCTACGCTGAACACGGCGCACCCGGTGCAGACGTTCTCCTCTTCCTACACCGCAGTTGAGGCGGATCGAGCCAGGACGTATGTCTGGACGGGCGGTGCCGGGTCGCTGACGCTCACCTCAACCGTGACTCTGGGCGACAACTGGTTCATGCTGCTGCGCAACGGCGGAACGGGCACGCTGACGGTTTCCCCTTCTGGTGGCGACCTGATTGACGGCGCGGCATCAATCACGCTGCAGCCGGCAGACTCTGCCATCATCTGCTGCTCAGGCACGGCGTTCTTCACGGTTGGCATCGGCAAGAGCGCCGACTTCAACTTCACTCAGAACACCAAGGCGGTGACCTCCGGGTCGTATGTGCTGAGCGCGTCCGAGGCGGCCAACCCAATCCAGAAGTTCACCGGGACCTTGTCAGGCAACGTCACGGTGACGGTGCCGCAGACGATCGCGGTCTACTACATCACGAACCAGACCGACGGTACTGGAGCCGGATACACAATCACTTTCACAACGGGCGTGCCCGGCGGTGCTTCCGCGGTGGTTCCTGCCGGGCAGCAGGTGATTCTGCTGTGCGACTCCTCCAACCTGTACAACGCATCGACCATTGCGGCCGGCGCGTCGAACATCTCGCTGGACAACGGGACGGTCTCCTCTCCTTCGCTGAGTTTTGCCACTGAGCTCACAACTGGCGTGTACCGCCCCGGTTCGGCGCAGTGGGCGGTGGCAATCTTGGGGGTTCAGAGGTTGTTGTTGAGCGCCACTGGCTTGACGATCTCTGGAAACGTGTCCGCTGTCAATGGCGTCTTTTCCGGGAACGTCTCGGGCGTGAATGGCACTTTTAGCGGCCCCGTGTCTGGGACGACGGGCACTTTTGCCTCCGGCGTAAGCGGCGGGACATTCTGATGACCCAAAAAGTCTTTGCCCTTGACACCCAGCCCGGAGTGCAGCGGGACGGAACGATATTCGACCGTCAGTTCTACACGAACGGACGCTGGGTTCGATTCCAGCGAGGTCGTCCGCGGAAGATTTTTGGGTATCGACGTATCAGCAACAAGTTGAAAGGCCCGTCTCGAGGAATTTGGCTGAATGCGCTGAACGGCTTCAATTACATCTTCAGTGGCTTCGCGTCAGGTCTTCAAGAGCTTACGATTGACGACTCTGGAGTCGGCGCTGGCATTTTGAATTTTACATTGTCGAACTTTACGGCCAGCCCCAAGAATTTATGGCAGTTCGATGGCTTCTACAATGCAACCGGGGGCGTGGCGTCTATTGTTGCGCACCCCGGGCAGAACTTGGTTGACATTGACAGCACTGCCAACACGCCAGTGTTGATTGGAGACATCACTGGCACGACAATGTCGCAGATCGGCGTGTTTACTGACTCGCTGACGCTGAACGGTACAACGACGGCCACCTTGGCGGCCAGCAACATCCGAATTGGCGCCGGGCAGACAGTCACCGGCACAAACATCCCGGTTGGCACAACGGTGGTGTCTGTGGTGAGCACGACGGTGACGTTGTCTCAGGCGGCCACGGGCTCTGGAACGATCACAGCGACCTTCAACAACAACATCTCGGTGTCTGGTGGGGTGGTGGTGCTGCACCCCTATGTGTTCGTGTACGGCAACGACGGGCTGATCCAGAACTGCTCTGCGGGGGATCCGAACGACTGGGTGTCCGCGGACGCCAACGCGACGAACGTCGCCTCTGGGAAGATCGTCAAGGGCCTGCCGGTGCGCGGTGGCTCCAACAGCCCCTCAGGCCTGTTCTGGAGCCTAGACAGCCTGATCCGCGTCTCCTACGCTCCGCAGAGCCTGGGGGTGGCCGGGACGGCGAACTTCGCTGCTCCGACGTTCTGGCGCTACGACATCATCAGCAGTCAGAGTTCAATCATGTCGTCGTCAAGCGTGATTGAGTACGACGGCATCTACTACTGGTGCGGGGTCGACCGGTTCCTCCTGTACAACGGGGTGGTCAAGGAAATCCCCAACCCGATGAACCAGAACTGGTTCTTCGACAACCTGAACTACAGCCAACGCCAGAAAGTTTGGGCGACCAAGGTTCCGCGGTTTGGGGAGATCTGGTGGTTCTACCCGCGAGGCAACTCAGTTGAGTGCAACGATGCGGTGATCTACAACGTGCGCGAGAACACTTGGTACGACGCTGGCGAGGCAATTGGTTCGCGTCGGTCGGCCGGGTATTTCTCTCAGGTCTTTGCCTACCCGGTGGCGGCAGACTGGGAGACTTCCGTCAAAGTGGAGGTGACGTCAATCGCTGCTGTCGTTACCTCTGGCAGCCCATTGCTGCTGCTGAACACTTACAACTCCTTGGTGGAGGTTGATCAGATCGCTGAAGCGGCGGAGTTCCCGGCTGGCACGACGGTTGTCACGGTTCAGTCCAGTGGTGTGCAGACCCTGGGGGCCATCACAGGCGGCTCAGGATACGTTGACAACACCTACACAGGCGTTCCCCTTACCGGCGGCTCTGGGCTCGCTGTACAGGCCTCTGTGACCGTTTCTGGGGGTGTTGTGACGGCGGTATCGATCACCTCAACGGGTGCTGGATATGTGATCGGTGACGTCTTGAGTGCGAGCAATACCAGCTTGGGTGGTTCTGGAGCCGGCTTCTCGGTGCCGGTGACTGCAATCTACGCTCAGATGATCCAGTTGTCGGCCAACGCCACAGCGAGTGCATCAACCACGGTGAAGTTCAGCACTCCGCCGGGGCAAGTGAAGCTGTATCAGCATGAGATTGGCCGAGACGCGGTTGATGGCGCTCAAGTGCTGGCCATTGAGAGCTACGTTGAGACAAATGATCTGGGCTGGGTGTCTGGTGGTCCGTCGCAGTCGGCGCCGGAGGGGCCCAACCGGTGGCTGAGGCTGGAGCGGGTGGAGCCCGACTTCATCATGTCTGGCGAGATGGAGCTCTACGTCACTGGTCGCCCGTACGCGCAGTCTGAGGATGACACCTCGGCGCCGTACGTCTTCGACCAGGACACGAACAAGATCGACATGCGCGAGCAGAGGCGCGAGCTTCGCCTGAAATTCCGCAGCAATGTGGCCGGCGGGGACTACCAGTTCGGTAAGATCATCGTCAACGCTGACATGGGCGACGTGCGGGGCTACTGATGCTCATCTACGACCCCAGGTTCCACACGTTTGAGTCCTGGGCGTCGCTGATGGTGGAGCTCTACGCTGCGCAGCAGTTGGAGATCCCCACTGCTCAGACGGACTGGAAGACGTGGGGCGAGGGCCTCAAGGCGATTGACGTCTTCACCAACGAGGCGATCCCCGGAACGTCGAACTTTGAGCGGTGGGATGACTGGGCTGCGGCGCTGGTCAATTCGGTCAACGCGGGCCTGTGAGCGCTGGATGCGCAACGTCTGGACTTGAGAATGGCAATCACCTTTAGCCCCGAAGCTCTTGATGAAATGATGGCCATGGGGCCATTTTTGCCGTACAGCCCGGCCGACGACATGATGGGCCCGGCTATCCCTGCAGATCGGCTGGTCTACGACAGCACATCTGGCGGCTACACCGCGGCGCCTCCAGCAGAAGAGGAGAAGGTCGCTCCTGAAGTCAAGTCTGCCGTAGACACGCTGCTCAGCCTTTGGGGCACATCCAACTCCAAGGGCTCGCATCAGTATGTCTTGAGGGACTTTAGCGACGCGGCCGACAGTGTTCCGGTTGACCCTTCCAAGGATTCTGATGCTGATCGCTTGAAGTATGCGATGCAGATCTTGGAGGCTGGGCAGAACGCAAAGACGCAGTTCAGCAGCAAGGGGCTGAATCGCTGGAAGGAGGCTGTGGCGCCTCTGATGAGCACATACGCCCCGGCGCAAAAATTTCAGTGGATAGGGACAACCGAGGACGGCGGCCCTGACTATGGGCAGTGGGCTCAAATCGCGTCGTCTGTTGGCTTTAATGGCCCAACGCATATTAAACAATCGGCGCCGTTAGGATACGACGAGAACGGCAATCAAACTTTCTCTGTTGGGTATGGGATTTCACCTGAATTTAAGGCTTTTGTAGACAAGGCTCATGAGCAGGGATACGGATTCGTCCAGCACGCTGACAACATCGTCAACTTCAATCAAAGATACGGATTCCGTCTGCCGGATGGAAGTATCCAGGGTCAGTATTCAGTCAGAGATGATCAGAGCGTAAGAGACTTTGGCATGTCTCTTCTGCCGATTGCATCAATGATGCTCGGCGTGCCGGGGGTCGGCGGGGCCTTGGCGCAGACGATCGGATCCACGGTTCTGCCGGCTTCTGCTGCCGCTGCGGCCAGCACTGCCATCAATACCGCTTTGGCCAGCACTGGCCTCTCGGTCTCTGCGGCTGCGGTGACGTCTGCTGTCGGGCAGGCCGCTATCCAGTCGGGCTTGTCTGCGCTCGGCGGCGGTGACGCGGAGGACGTGATCCGCGCCGGCATCACCGGCCTTGTGGGCAACGCGGTTGCTCCTGCTGTCAATGCGGCTGTTCCTGGCTCCTTGGGCGCCTTGGAGAAGGTGGCCGAAAGGGCAATCACAAGCGCGACCATGTCCGCCATCAGCGGCCAAGGTGACCCTGAGGCCGCCGCACTCGGCAGCCTGACGTCTTCCTTGCCTGGGGCCACTGGCGTGCCTCCTGCGCTTTTGCAGGGCGCTCTGCAACTGGCTACGACTGGGACGGTGACTCCGTCTGCCCTGATCAATGCAGCGACCAGCCTTGGAAGGACGTCTGGCACGAGTCAGACGGGGTCGTCGATTGGCGCGTCGTATGACGACCCGTCGCGCACGACGGACGTGGTGGCAGAGCTTGAAGACATCCTCGGCACGCCGAGCGGCGACGGCACGCTCTTGGCCGGGCCGATGGACGCGATGGACTTTTCGGCGCCCAACAGGGCAGAGCAGAAGACGCAGGTTGCCGACTACATCCGCAATCAGGCTGCGAACGGCGTGGCGGGGTTCAAGGTCGGCCCTGGCGGCGTGCTGGAGGTGGAAGACCGCGACCGTGGGATCACACACCGGTTCACGTCTGACGGCTCGGTGCTCGGTTCCGTCGATACCGTGTTCGGTTCAAGAACAGGCGAGTTCTCTCCTACGTCTGTGGGCGTCAAGGACTTCCTGTCAAGCCCATACGTTCAGAGCTTGTTCCAAGGCGGCGAAGGATCTGCCGGAGATGCCGGCCGGTACATGGTTTCGGAGGTGTCTGAGGACAAGGCTGGCGCCGGCAGCCTCACACAAGAGCAGTCCGACGAATTGCTGAAGCAGGCAGAGCAAGACCTGATGGAGGAGGAGCTCTATCAAGTCAATCCGCCGGTGACGCTGCCGCCTACTGACGTTGACACGGCGGCCGATTCTGGCCAGTCTGTGTTTGACCAGATTGATCAAGACCTGGGTCAGCTTGCACTGGACCGGCAAGAGGAGACCCGCGCAGAGCAGGATCAGGAGCAGGCCCGCAAAGACGCGGAGGCTGCCGAGTACGAACAGTTCCGGCTGCAGCAGGAGTTTGAGCAGCAGGGGCAGCCGGCCGCTACTGAAATTGTCCAGGCGCCTGCCGCAGACGTTGCTCAAGAGGTTGTCCAAGACCAGCCCTCAACGGAGTCTGTCGCTCTGCCGCCAACCACGGCAGCCCAGGAACAGGTCCAGGAGGCCGCGCAGACGTCTGTCCAGCCCTCGACAGGGGTAGGGCTTGAGCAGGTGCGCCAGATCGTCTCTGAAGCGCTTCTGGTCAATCCGTCGCTGACCGAGCAGCAGGTGCTGGACATCGTCACCGGGGTTGTGGACAACCTGCCGGCCGGGTTGACGTCGCAGGACGTTGCTGAGGTGGTGGATGCCGCAATCGGCAGGTTGCCGCAGGGCCCGACGACGGCGGACATTGACTCGGCGCTGAGCCGTGCCATGGCTGACGTTGCCACGAAGTCGGAAGTCGTCGATGCGATCCGCAACATCCAGTTCCCTGCTGGGTTGTCGGAGGCGGATGTCTCTCGCGTCATCACCGACTACATGCGGCAGAACCCCGGCTTGTCTCCGGAGGATGTTGCCACGCAGGTTGGTGAGCAGTTGAGCCGGCTTCCGGCTTACGCGACGCCCGCAGATGTTGACGCTTTGCTTCGTTCCGGTTTGTCGGGCTACGCCACGAGCCAAGATGTGGCTCAGCTTGGCCAAAATTTGCAGACGCAGGTGCAGGACCTGAACCAAGATCTGCAGTTCGCCATTTCCGACGCGGTCGCCAGTGGCCTGCGAGATGACGCCGCCTTGCGGGAGGGTCTGGATAGTCTGGCC